TAATAATCTAACTTGATGAACTGATTTAGCTACTTGGCCAGTAATTTGATATAAAGTTTCCATAACTGGTTTACCATCTTCTAATCTTTCTCTAATTTGTTGTAATTTATCTTCATCTAATCTATCCATCGTTGGAACAAAAAAATCATTATCCCTATGAGTACCAAGTAATGCTTCGGCGTTACGCATTCTTGTATTAGTAATTGCTGGCCCTTGTTTTATACTATCATATAATGCTGGGTTCAACGTTACAACATCTTTACTTTTAAACCCCATCATATAAACTAAATCCATATTTTGGATTGGATATTTTACATCATCTTGAAATAAACATAATGTTTTACTACCAGGTTTAGTTATTAATCTTCCATCCTTTATAGTTATAAATGGTTTATCATCTAACGTAAAATCTCTATCAATAACTTCTTCAAGAATTTCATTTTTCATTTCATGATTTCTATAAACCATGTTATTATAAACATATTGATGTGGTGCTTCTAATCCCATTCCAGTTCTAACATCTTCATATGATTGTAATTCACCATCAATTTCATATGGTTGTGCTGAACCTGTAATTTTAGCTTTTGTCAACGCCGAATCAAGTTTTAATTCATACTCTTTCTCATCTGCGTTAGCAAGTGATTTAAAATATTCATTATTATATAATTCTTTTGCTGTATATGGCACTATCTTATCACCCTAAATTCAAAATCATTATCTACAATTTGCACTACTTCACCAATTCCACTACCACTTACTATTTTATAATTAATCCTATAATTTCTTTCTGGTTGAAACCCTTGTAACCAAACATCAAAGAAATTTCCAGTTGAATCACAACCAATAATTGAACCACTACCAAAAGGAATAATCACATCTTCTGTATACGCATCTTTTATTTCAAAATACGAACTACCACTTGGTAAATATTTTGGTGTTACTTGATTTGTAGTGGTTGACGACCAAGTTTTTGCAGGAAATCTTTCTCTACCAACAACTCTAAATCTAACTTTAGAATCCTCTTGATACTCTGGTCTAAGTTCTTTCATATACACTTCTAAACTATGTAAGTCACTACCAGTTAATGGACTCAACGAACCAGTATTCCACGCAGTATCATTCCAAACTACCTCAAGTTTTGGTGGATATATAGTATGAGTTTCACGTGAAAAAAATCTAAAATGACCTAACTTAGTAGTACTACCTTCTGCTAAAGTAGAATCTGAATTACCAACGCTACCACTTCTTTTCAATATAAATCCGTCATTCGGATAAGAAGACCCACTACTAATCCAGTTGTTTACAATACCAGTTACATCCATTCTAACATCACTAGCTTCATTAGTAAATGATTGAGAAGCTTCTAAGGTATATGCACCAGAAGTTCCATTAAACCATGTTCCACCAGTATCATTAGTACCATCAACCCATTGGTCATTCGCTGTCGGGCCCGTTCTAAACCTCCAAGACGCACCATCGGTAATTGGTGGCCAATCAAGGTATCTTCCCTCTCCATTTTCCCAAGATTGACTAACGGGATATGCATATAACACATCACTTGAACCCAATTCTTGTGAATTAGCATCATACAAATTCAAATAGTATTCAGCATCAGATGGTATCAATCCACTATTAATTGACTCTGATATGTACGTTAAATCAAACTGAATTAAAGCTCTGGAAACATTTATTTGTGTACCAGAATCATTCATATCTTTACGTACTTCTAATATTTCATCAAGACCAGTATTCTGACTTGATGTTGCATTTCCTTCATATAAAGTTGTATCTTTTGTAGCAAATTCAAAATAATGCATTATATTACACTCCCTACTACTTGACCTTTTATATCACTATCTGGGTATTTTAATTCAAAAATACAAGGGTCTAATGATGGATATATTACACCATTTTTATAAGCCGCTCCCATATCATATATGTGACCAGAGTAACCATTTGAAGTTCTCCACTTGTTTATTATACGAACTGGTAATTGTACTGGGTCACCAGGGCCATCACCATCTAAATCAATTGAGAATGGTATTAATTGAGCTACTCCATCAACCAATGATATCTGATATGATATGTCTGCTACCATTATTGGTTGGTTAATTTCCCATCTATCAACATCAAAAAAGTCTTTAATCTTCTGAATACACTTTAACAATACTTCTTCTTTATTGTATCCAGATTTAGTCATAATTTTAAAATCAACACCTATATTAACAATCCACGCATCTTTTAAATTTATAGCATCAGTTACCATTCTATACTGACCAAGGTAATTTTTTAAGTTTTCCTTTACGGCTACATTAGTAGTAGCTAAATTTTTATTATTATCATAACCAAGTAAATACATATTTAATGCTAATGGATTGGGTATTCTTGTAGGAACTTTTGGAGCTCCAGTTTCTGGTGAGTCATCTTGTCCATATAGACTTTTATCAATACTCCAAATACCAGTACCATCATTTGCTTCCTTTTGGAATTGGAATTGAGCTCCTTCTAATTGTTCGTCAGGAACTATGTACGCTTTAGCTATAGCACCATATTTAGCAGGCATAGAATACGCTCTAATTATATAATCATATTTAGTAACAGTCCTTCCTTGAGCTTGAAAATGAGCTAATGCGTTTTGTTTTATCTCTACAACACTTTCTTTACCTTTACCACCACGTGCTGGATTTGGATTGATAACTCCAAGTGAATTTCTTGTTTGGGTTACAGTAGCACTATTAAGACCAGTAGAAGTTAAACTAATATTCTTTTCTTTTATTTCAAGAATAGAACCCTCGGCTACATTATGACCCACGCCGCCTCCATGAGCATATTTTATAGTTAATATTGTATTACTTGGAGCTAATCCATACGCTTTTGTTTTTAAAAAGTTAGCCGGGTCAAATGTTCTATCTAACATAGAAACACCTTCTGGTAAAGAAGAACCTACATTATCTGGATTTGGTATGATTTCCTCGTCGGCTCCCGATGAAATACCAGCTCCAAATCGTAATTCCATTCTACCATCGGTTCTTACATACTTTGTAAATCTCCTTGGTGTTTTAATTAATTTAATTAAATAAGGAACATCATCTGAATATTGTGATAACTCTGGGTCTGCACTATCTACATTAGATACATCATCAAATACAATATCTTTTGCTAAAAAATCTACTTCATACCAATTATTACCATCATTATCGGTAACAGACATAATATCAGTAACATTGGGTTTAGCTAACGCAATTCTATCATATTTTTTAGCTGTACCAAAGGTAAATGTTTCAGTTGTTATATCACCACTATATACAGATGCAGTCTTTTTTAAAAGATATTTACTTGGGTCTGTACCAGAAGTTTCATATATAGTAGTTGAACGTGGTGCTACAGAACTTGAATTTGCAAAATCAATATCTTCTTGCATTCTAAATATAATACCACTTGTTGATTTCATTTGAGTACCATTTAATACTTTCATAGCGTATCTATAATCTGGTCTAATAGTATCACCACTACCTATAGCTGGAACAGTTTGAAATAAATCTACTTTTGTTGAAGATGGTGTAGCTAACTTTGGTTTATACCCCAATGATTGAGCTATTTCAAAAACATTTTCTATTTCTTCTGCATAAGATAACAAAGATTCTTTGAATCTATCATCAATATAATAAGACAATACATCCCCAACATAGGCTGCCATTTCAATAAACATCATACCTGGGTCTGACTCATTAAAATCATTAAATGTGTTAGGAAAGTATGTTTTAGAAAAATCTATTAAACTATCTTTAAAGTTTGAAAAATCTTTACTAAGATATTTTACTTCTTTTTTTTCTGATTTTGCCGGTGTAGCCATTTAAATCTCCTAAAAATTGGAAAAGAAAGTTAATTGTAAAGAATCAAATACGCCTGGTTCTATAGTAACACCAAACTCTAATGAAACATCAATTTGATTTGGATTCTGTTCATCTACGATAACATCAATTCTATTAACAACTACGTGTGGTAACCACATTTTTATAGCATCTTTAATAGCTTCTTCCACTTTCATTGTTGTATCACTTTGAATTGGGTCAAACAAAATAGAATATAAATCAGAACCAAACTCTGGCAAAAATGGTCGTTCACCTTTCATTGTCAATAATAAATTTTTTATATTATGTGACGTTTGTTCTAACGTTGTTTGTGTTTGTTGAAAAAATCCAGACGTAGACCTACCAAGTGGAAATGATAATCCAATCCAAGTATCTGGGTTTAAATCATTTTCTAATGCACCCATTTACTATTTTCCTTTTTTATTATCTATAGCTTTCATTACTTCACTATAATCTCTTGTTAAAGCATTTTGAACATGGTCAGGAACATCTTCAACATTAACACCCGCTTTTCTTATAGTATCAACTGCTCCCATTTCTCTTTTACCTTCGTCTGATTTACCATATCCCATTAATTCACCAACGCGATTACTATCAAATGTATCACCAGTCATAGTTGGATATTCTTCATAACCAGATTTATTTGATACAATTCCGCCTTTAGTTTCATTAAGAATTTTATTTATAGTCTCATTGTTTGAATAAGTGACTTCTTCTTTAATTTCACTATCATCTGGTGGAATAAATTCT